TGATGTTTTGATTAAATTGGTGATAGAAGGAGTTAGTTTTGAAACAAGGTTTGATGTTGGTAATGTTCAACCATTGACAACGAAAAATGGAACTGATAAGGACGTGTGTTTGTATGATTTTGGATGTAGTTTACGACCATTCAAGGACATTGAACACTTATTTGTTAAGGAAGAAGATTTGCAATTCGTACCACGGGATCAATATGCGTGTATAGTTAAAGGTAATAAAGGAAATATTACACTTAATTATACGTATGTTAATCCCCTTGCGAAGAGCGTTGGATATCGAGACGGAGAAACGGAGTTACATGTGACTAGTGGATGGTGTTATGATTTGCCTACTTATGGAGGTGATTGTGGCTCATTGATTATGTTACATAATGCTAATATGCCTCGTAAAATGTGTGGTATACATGTTGCGGGAACTATTGGTAGTGACGTTGGCTATGGAGAATTGATTACTCAGGAAATGATTCAGAAAGCGATGCTAGGAATGAAAAGTGTACCAGGTTTAGGAGAAATTAGAGTCAGTGAAGGCGATGATTTTCTGTTAGATCTTGAGGGAAACTTTTCTATCTTAGGAAAGGTGTGCAAAGAGGATTATGTGCGAGTGCCCATTGAAACAACCTTACAACCAAGTTGTTTGTTCAACGAGGTTAGGGAGACTACAATGGAACCGAGCATAAAATCAGAAAACGATCCGCGTAATACGCTGAATATTGATCCAGTAGCGAAAGCTCTGGCAGGATTTGGCGATATTACGCATGCACCTAAGTCGAGGACTATTGACACTATTCTTGATTTCTTAATTGAGAAAAAGGATAGGGTTCGTGGTCATAGATGGATTATGAATGAGAAAGAGGTTATAAATGGAAAGGAATCTTATGGAAACGTGCATTACAAAGGTTTGAATATGAGTAGCTCACCCGGAATACCTTATGTTTTTATGAAACATCTTGGGAAAGGGAAAAAGAACTTGTTTGGAATAGATGATGATAACAAATTGTATGTTCAGAATGAGGTTTTGAGAGCGAGAATAGACGAACTGGAGTGTTCATTACACAAAGGAGAACGGATAGACTGTAGAATATTTTCAGCAGCAAAGGACGAGAAACTACCAAAAGAAAAGATAGTAGTGTGTAAGACACGAACTTTTGACGTTTGGCCAGTAGATTTTACTATTGTTGCAAAGAAATATTTTGGAGCCTTCATAGCGGCATTTGATGCTAACTATGGAGAATGGTTTTCAGCAGTTGGAATGAACCCATTTAGCAACGAGTGGACAGCGATGTGTTACAGATTGTTAAGTGTTGGTTCAAGCGGATTGAACGGAGATTTTAAGGGCTTTGATAGAAGATTGAG